GTACAGTAGTCATCTCTCAAGCTCAGGAAGGACAGTTGTTCGATATTGATGGCGACCTAGAAATGGGTGATATCAAGGGTGATTACAATGTCTATCATCCATACATCAAGATTCGCGCACACAATGTCTATCAGCACACAGCGCACAAACATTTTAACAAGGTAACTCTCTTTGGTAAAGCTCTACCAGCTACTAAGAAAGATGGTACTCCTTTGTTTGAGGTCTATGCTTCTAAGCCTAACCGCAATGGTCAAAGCGTACATCGCATGAAGTTTGCAGTTGAAAAGACTGGCTCTAAAAAGTTAGAAGATGGTAGCTACACTCAGTCAGAGAGCGTGTTCTTCAACATCAGTGCTAATGCTGATGAGAATGGCAAGGGCAAGTCTTCTAGCTTATTCCCTTACTTAGCAGGGCAACACATCTTTGCTACTGGCTCTCTAAGTATTAGTGGCTCTAAAGGCAAGATCTATACAACAGTGTTTGTTGGTGGCGCTCACGACTTTCTTCAGGGCATCTTAGCTCAGACTGGTGTTCGTAGTGAGCCAGTTAAGGTCAAGGTCTTTGGCGCTGATAACGAAGTGTTCTAATGTTATAGGGGTGTGGCTATCTAAAGCCCACTCCATAACGTAGTGACTTTATGGGAGTGTTCTGTGAGGATAGCTCCCTTTTTTTCCCAATAGCGTAGCGTCTTTACTAGCGAGTTCTGTGAAGTGAGTCCAGCGCCGCAGGCATCCCTTTGAGTCCGAATACTGGAAACAAGTCTATCTCTAGCTACGCTAGGGGATAGATATTAATGGAATAAGGAAGTATTAAAGTAATGACACAAGGACACAAAATTGCGTTAACCGTAGGAGTAATCCTAATTCCCTTTAATCCACCACTAGGGTTAGCTGTGATTGCATTGACTGTATATGATAGCCGTAGGGAGTGGAAGTGATGACTGAACTACACCCTCTACTGACTACACCTACCAATGTTAAACGAGCAGGGGGTGTAATGACCTTGGGTGCTTTACTCTCAGCACACATAGAGTTTCGTACTCGCTTACCCATGGGTTGGCAGCAACAGTATCAATTCACTGAGACTCATGCTAAGAACATATACCTTTGTCAATCCATAGCTAAGGAGTACATCACTTGTCAAACCTCATGCACTTGCGGTAGTTGGACTGAGCAAGTATCCCTTAGTGAATGGTTACTCAATGAAGGTATTGAGTACAGTCCCATATGCAAACATCAAATGATGTTAGCCATAGGTCTATCTAATCAACTACCACGTAAGCCAGCGCACTCTATCCTATGGGAATTAGACGGCGATAAGGTTAAGGTATGGGCTACGCGAGATAATAGAACTGTTACTGAGTTAAAGGATAAGACCTTTGACATCAGAGACTTTGCTACTAATAAAGTAAAGTCCATTGCTGCTGGCTGGAACTTTATTAGGAAAAATCAGAATGGATTGGAAGTACTACAAACAACAAGTAGAGGAAAGAGAAGATGAAACCAACTGAAGCTATTGATACAGGCTATACACCGCAACCAGCGCCTATTAAAAGAACTACCACACCTATCCATGACTTGGTAATCATTGACCTAATTACCTACACAACTGGTAATCATCTTCTAGCTAAGGAGATTGATGATAGGAAGAAGATTGGACTAGCAGAGTACGGTACTTATCTACAGGCTTTCAATGGTCGTGATTGCGAGACTGATGCTATTGAAGAGATAGTAGACATGATTTGCTATCTCAAGCAAGGAATCATGGAAGGTAAGGACTATCTAGAACCTATCTACCACAGGGCTATAGCATTGGCTGTAGATGCCATTAACCTACGCGCTATCAACTCACCCTAACCTTCAAGTATCTATCCTCAAAGCGCTACGCTAGGGGATAGAACTTATGAGATTAAAGTAATGACTGAAGAACAAAAGTACTGCTACCTAGTAGAGCATCCCCATCACGGGACAAAAGTATTTTACTCTGGTGAATACTATCAAACTGATGCTGCTAAGAATGCTGTTGATTATGCAGAGAACCTATGCATTGTATTTAAGCTCCCAATGCATGATAGCCCTATTGAGAAGGTTCAAGACCTAAGCACTCAGTTCAGTGCTATCACTAAGTCCACTGTAGAGCTACCAAACATCCCAGTTGAAGCCCTGTTATCAGGTGTAGGTTAATTAAATCAAGCCGATGTCATCTTTAGTCCGAACGATTCCTAGACTCGTGTGGCACTCGGACGCAAGGCTTGTTATGACCGTGATGATGTCCTAGCAGAGACGTGCTGTAATTAGGTATGGAGCAATCCGTACCTAGTCCCTACGGGGTGGGATAACTTTAAAGATGACGGTAATGCCACAATACATCCATGAACTAGCCCTAGTACGCTCTACCATTCATCAAGCCGATGAGTTGGTAGAGTTGCTAAGCGATGAAGATACAGACCAATCTCAACTCCTTAATCAAATACATTCTATCCTTGAACAAAACCAAGCAGGAGTAGACTTACTCATTGAGTTAAGAAACAAGCTAGAAGCAAATAGCGTATTCTACAATGAGCGAGCAGAAGCCTATCGAGAGTTCTCTACTCAAATGGCTGGTGCTTTGTCCTTCGTTAATGAGTCCATCCTTGAACTCTATGAAGTTGGCGAAATCCCTAACCGATTAGAAGGTAGTGCTGAGTCATTGTGTATTCAGAACAATCCTGTTAAAGCTCAACCACTATTTGATATTTCTGACTCTGAAGAAATGGAGCGTCTATGTGCAGAGTATCCACACATCTTTAAGAAGAAGGTGATAGTGGAATATTCCTATGACAGTGCATACGTCAAAGCTAACCAAGATAAACCAGAAGTGCACAAGTACTTTAACTTTACTCAAGGCAAACACATAAGAGTTAGGCGCTCACAGAATCCAAAGTCTTTACCCAAAGGTTAAGCCATGAAATACATTATTCAAGGTAATCCTAAGAACAGAGGTGAACATTGGGGCGACTCATGGAGTCACGAAAGTGAGCATCTATCATTAGAGTTTGCCAGAGACCAACTGGCTTCTTTAAAGAAAAGAGATCCTATCGTACAATACAGAATCGTTACCCAAGAACTTGTGACTACTGTTATAGAATGACTCTGCCTAAAGGCTAACCTTCTAGCGCTCTCCCCTCAAGGACGCTACGCTACTAGGGGAAGAAGATAGGATTGCCTTACTCAACTCCTAGTTTCTTCGCAAAGGGTTGAAAGGTTGGGTAAGCCTCTATGAGGACAACTTAGTCAGCCTACTCCTTTGCTCTCCGTCTCACACCACATCCTTATCCTCTAATGTATAGTCCTCATAACGAGTGTGCCGTCAATGCCCCACAAGCGCATCTACTTAACAGTAGTTCGATAAGAGTCATGGCTACTACGTTAGGGGATAGGGATTCAAAGCCTCTAAAACCCTTTTAGGGATTGAAACTCAATTCAGCAGAGGACAGATTAGAGTTCTCCCTTTCTCGTAACATCATCTCCCAAAGCGCTACGCTAGGGAATGCTTAACGTTAAGCCGTGCGTCCTTTGCGTACCTCGCAGTTATCACCAGAGTCTGAGCTAGCTCGCGGCGACAGACCGTGCTATGGCGCTTGTGCTACGCAAAGGGATGCTTATAAGCCATTGTGGTGTTATACAATAGCAACGCCAATGAGTCTGGTGTATAACATCAGTTTCCAGTTCAACTAACTTAACAGTAACAGTATGACCATTGTATTTACCAAGCCCAGCACTGGTGACATTAAGGTATCAGTGCCACCATTTCCTTTGCGTTATAACAATAAGGAAAGATGTTTTGCTTTTCAAGCTGATGGATTTATTCGTGATGAGAACGAGAATCCTATCATGCCTGATGCGGCTGTCGTAGGACTCTCTCACTTCTATGGTGAACTTCGTACTAGAGAAGATGAACAGACCAAAGAAGTAACTCCCATCACTGAGAAGATTTGGGTATTGTATTGGATTGTCCTTCCCACTGCTAAGAACAAGCATGAGTTTCTCCCAGTTGGTAACCTCATCGCAACGTACCTTGTCACAAAGGCTCAACAGAACTTTGAGAAGCACATGGCAGTAGTTCAGAACTCTGGTAAAGCTCTCTATGAAGTTGTCACCACATTCAAGCCAGCTAAGTACGAAACAAAAACTCGTAAGGGTATTGACACTTTAGAGTTTGCTATTGTTGATGACGCTAAGGTTGACAAGGCTACTAAGGAATACATGAAGAAGGTAGCAGCTTGGATTGAAGGCGAAGGCAGGGATGTTGTATCTAAGATTGGTGAACAAGCTTACGATGGTAGTCTAGTTCCCATTAGTGGTAATGCAACTATTGATGCTGCTGCTATCTCTCAGTACCATGCACTTAAGGGTAATGCACCCGTAATGCTATCTGCTGCTGTAGATGATGGCGCTGACTTTGATACTACTGTAGACGTTTAGGATAATGAGGTTCGCAATCCGTCAACACCATGCGCTAACAGTTTAGTGTGGTAGTCAAACGGGAGCTATAAATAATCTACCTAAGCTAACCACTTGGAGTAAGGATTTACCTCTCAACACTCAATTAATGCTACGCGATTAGATAAACAACTAATCCGAGACCATGAGAATACTTAGCATCCTTTGCGTCATAGTTGTGCTGTTGGCTAGCTGTGACGCAAAGGATGATTCTTGTGTTCCCGGCTATCCAGACTGTCCAACTAAGCCTCAACCACGTGAATCTAAATGACAAATCTATTTGAAACTGACCCACTACATCCTTCCGAAGTCCACGCTGGTGCTGTAGTTTATTATGCAGACTCTCACACTCATGGTAATCAATACCTTCACGGTTTACAGACTACTAAGGTAATGGTGAGTGATGACAAGTCCTTTATCCTAGACAATGGTAAGCGTTTTAACCCTACCACAGGTAGAGAGATTACCCGTGGGAATGAAGGTTATCTATACCCCTACACATCAGTAACTAAGGCTATGGTACTAGACGCTGAGACTAAGCTATTCCTAGTTAATGAAGTTCTATCCATTGACTTTAGCGCTCTCACAACACAGCAACTATCCATGATCCTTGATGTAGCCCGTGGTGCATTTACCCAAATCACAGCGCCTACTCCTTGTGGTGGTGGTTGTGGTGATACGGTGAAGGTTGCTGGCATGGATGTTGAAGTAGAGCAGGCAAATACTTTACGCGCTGCTCAACGAGTAGTTACTGCTGACGAAGTCTCAGCATCTATTGCTAATGATGTAGCTAGAGTCACTGAGTCAATGCGTGATAGACCCTTGCTTACTAACATTGCCCCTGTCGAAGTCTCAGCTACCATTGGCTTCAATGATGCTACCTATGAGTTATCTGACTCTGAGTTAGATGATATTGATGAAGATGATGAAGATGATGAAGATGATGACACTGAGCAAGATTAGATAGCGCTACGCTATTAGATAGAACTAAAACTATCTAATAGCTAAACGTATGACACAATTCATTGCGCCCCCTACATCCCCTATTGCTCTATTGGTATTGTCTCTCCTCTCAACTGGTGGTCAACATCATGAGAAAGAGATTGAGAAATTTGCTCATACCAATAGAGCATCACACTTTATTTCTGTGCTTCGTAAAGATGGCTGGGAGATACAGACTATTAAGGGTAAGCAAGGTGAAGGCTCTAGTTACATGATGACTAATTCCGACCAAGCATCTAAAGTACAAGAGTCCCCTGACTTTGATATTACTAGCGCATTAGCAACTATGGAAAACCCACCAGCCGAATTGACTAAGTTTGAAGACTATCAGTTTGCTGCTAGTAAAGTAGCTAGTCAGCTAAGCCTATTTACTCCTGCTAATTTAGAGCGTGACAAGCGCTTTGACATGACAGACCTTATCGAAGGTTGTGTTGATGTACTTCGCAAAGTTCAGATTGAAATCCTTGGTGGCAAAGCTCCTAGCATTAAAGAACTCAAAGCTCAAGGGAAACTCTCTAAAGCTCTAGTTGAAGTACTTGGTGCTATCGATATTCTTAATGGGAAAGAAAAGCCTGAATCTTTCTAACCATCTAGTACTCTATCCTCAAGGACGCTACGCTACTGGGGGACGATGCGGCACATTGTCCTGACCACTACCTCTAGCATCTACGCTAGGGGATAGTGTTAGATAACCTCAACCACTATCAAGAGTAGGTGCATATCAGCACTGTACGAGGAACTGCTCCGTTCTACTGTCACACTTGGATTTAGCAGTTGTTCATCCAAGCGCATACAGCAAGCAAGCTCTGGATTTAGCGGCGAAAGTGTAGAGGAGTCATGACCTTTGCTTAGTAGTGTTAGTCTATGTCTAACCTTGCCTCTTGATTAGTCTATCGAACCATGCATCCGAACAGACTTTAAACAGGAAGGTATGGAGAGTTGTTGCTAAGCTCTTTAAACTGCAAGTGGCGCTATCCACATCCTAAACATGGCAACAGATGTTGAACTGTAAAGACAACTACGGCAAGCTATGGGCCGAGAAATATATTAGCGGTAAGATGAGTGGCGGAATTGGTAAACGCATAGGCTGGAACTTAATATGTGGAATTAACCCCGTCCTCTGCTATGGCTGTATTGCCAGCTATCAGAGTGTTCCTTACAGGTTCAAATCCTGTCTCATCTATAAGGATTCAAAGCCTCTAAAACCCTTTTAGGGATTGAAACTCATCTATAAGGTCTAGGTGGATAACCCCTATTAGGGATTGAAACAACAAAATGCTAGAAAACATCATACCCTTATCCACCAACGCCTCGGTAAGAATGCCCGTTATAACCTTAATAGAACCTTGCTTTCAGGGTAAAGCCATAACATGAAGCTGCCATAAGGAATGCAGTGTGCAGATTAAAATGGCGTCTACATAAGGGAGGGTATTAACACAGGATACTTAGGGAATAATCAATACCTAAGAAGTGGGTTCGTTCATGCTAAGCCTATCCGTTAGAACTTTAAAGTTGCAACTTTAAATCCCAATAGCCGATAGAGGTAGGACATGGCTATCCTGTGTAGATGATTTGTTGCTATATTGCACAATGCTGTGGGTATCCAAAGGCAGTGTAATAGAGATGGGGGAGTGCAAGTCGTCCCTGACTAGGAGCTAAGTGGGGTATCTAGCTAGCAATCAATCATCCATTCATTACAGGGAAGTAATTAAAGTGGGAAGCAAAGGAATAGCTAATACTTTGCACTGACAACGGGTTAATAACCTAACTTAATAAGTGGTTTGCTTATATTCCCACTGTCCATTCTATGCTATAATCTATTCATTACTAATGACTCTTCGGAGTAGAGAGAACTGAATAGATTATGGCTACAACTAAGCCTAAGAAGAAAGCTGAGACTAAACCTAAGCTTACCAACAGTGCTAGATTTTACCCTACTAAGTGGGGATTCAATGCGCCTAGCGTTACTACTATCCTAAGTGGAACTGAGTCTAGAGCAGCACAGACAAGGCTAGAGAACTGGTCTGAGAAGTGGCTAGCTGACCCAGAGAATAAGGGTAAGACAGAGCCAAAGGACAGAGGTTCATTAATAGATGAGCGCCTATCTAAGTACTTTGCCTTAGACCCAGAGTATCGCGTGCTTCCCACCACATGGGGATTACCAGAGGATGTAAAGCCATTCATGGATGCGATCCTTAAACCTATGAAGGCTACGGGTAAGTCTATCCTAGCTCAGATTACTGATGTGATGTGGAGTCAAGGGCTATTGGATTGTGTGGACATTCCTAGGAGTGAGCGTCAGTTCTACCAACCTGACATTAAGATTGCTAGGGAGCAAGAGTTCATTTCATCTAAGACTTATCGCTATGCTGGTGTCCCTGACTTTGTGGGGAATTACACCAATGCTAAAGGTGAAACTAAACTATCCCTTATCTCTCTCAAGACTTCTGACAAGAACTATTCAAAGGTTAGCCCTGATTGGAAGGCGTTCAATGCTAGGCTAGCCGAGTGTCGTGCTCAAGGTATTGAGTTTGTACCACCCGAAGGATGGAGAGAGAACTATGGAGCTAACATGAAGTTCCGTAGAGCAGGGATGCAAGAGAGTGCTTATGACTTTGCTCTACAAGAGTCTTTAGGTATCTATGTTGAACAGTACATTGTTTTGGTAGTCACAACTAAAGGTATTCAAACTTTACCTATCGCTGGTATGGAGAAGGATTGGTTTAATCGGATGTGGCTAGAGAAGGTAGCTAAGTTCTATGAGATGTATCCACAACTAGGAGTTTAAGATGAAGAAGAAATACATTCTAAGACCAGGGTATGTGACAAGCATTAATGATGGTCAACTTCATTGGATAACAGCAGAGAAGTTAATGGCTTTGTATGGAGTAAGTAAAGATGAATGCTATACAATGGACTCTATTAGAGGTGTTGATGTAACAGGGCTAATTAACCTGCGCGCAGACCCGCTAGGCAACTACTCTCTCGCTAAACCATAATGACTAAGGGTGATATCGTACTATTCAAACCAGCTAAGACTGCCACTAAGGGTAGTGATGGATTAGCACGCATGGTCAAACAGTACGATTCGCCTTGTGTTGTGTATCAAATCATAGGCTATTGGGCATACCTTTATAGACTAATGGATGGTGGTATTCATGTAGCACCGCGAAGCGAACACTGGGCTTGTATTGATATAGATTTGTCTGTGTATGCAGATAAGTTAGATATGGTAAGTCATTTATTAGAGGTTGGAAGTAATGAGTAAAAGAATGTCGATTAGCCTTGATAATCAAGCAGAGGCTATGCTTAAGAAAATGGCTGAAAATATGGGAATAACTCAGAATGAAGTTATAAATAAAGCTATTAAGGTAGAACACTTTGTACAAGAAGCTATTGCAGGAGGCGCTACTGTAGTTGTTAAGTATAAAGATGGGCAGACAACACAGATACTATTTAGATGACTCGCTGACGCGGTGAACATTGGTGTTGTGTTGATGTAGACCTTGATATGTATGCAGATAAGTTGGACTTGATAGGACATTTACTTGAAGTAGGGATAGGATGATGGCAACAATGAGTAGTGACAAAGGCTTGAAGTCTGAGAGCCAAAAGTATAGCTGGATGATAGAGGCTAGGATTGAGGATGGCTCTATACATTGCATAGACAAAGGTAATGCTCATTCCTTACATCAAGCTTGTTGGGCTAGTGAATTTGCTGCTAATAATGCTCAAAGGTTATACCCAGAGATTACAATAGTGCAGATAGCTATACAAATCAGTAACAACTAATGGGTCAAACCCGCACGCAATTCATCCCCGATGTAACAGTTCAGTCTGACATCAAAAGATACCCTAGGTATATAGGTGAAGTGTTACCCCATCCTTTAATCCAAAACACATTACTAGAAGTACTAGAAGTGTGGGATGGTAGTGAGGAGATATGGGGTAACTTAAATGAACCTATACCTTTCCCTTACGGTTCTGAGTCTAATCCTGCAACTAGGGACTGGAACAATCCGCCACCACGCAGAGATGAAAGTTCTAAGTACCCTATCTATAAGTGTCGTATCAATGGTGCTTATGACCAGTGGATTATCTTTAAGTGGATATTACTTGATGAGAATATCCCTACTGACCTACTAGGTTATAGCACTGCTAGGACTGGGGGCTAGTCTGCAATCTAGGCTTAGATGCCTCAAACACTGAAGGAATCTTAATGCCTAGCTCAGCACGATAGAAGTACGCTTTCTTATAGTGGTAGTTCTGACGTTCAGCTAAGTAGTTGGCAATGTCATTAGCACCACACTCTTCTGCTATAGGGAATACGCCCTTGATTAGTTCACCTAAGATATTGTGTCCACTGTAGGCTATGTGTAACATTTTCTCACCATCATCTACCTTGGGTAGTTCCTTGATAGATGTGGATAGGGCTAGGTAGTCGCATAGTCTAGTTGGTGGTTCATAGTTGAGGGTTAGTATTTCTTCTGCGTAGGTATCTACTGAAGCATTGACACTCTCATAGTCCTCGCCTAGGAATGGGTGTAGGTAGATGAAACCAGCACCAGTATACGTCCAGTGAAAGCCGTGTAGTTGTTGACTAAAGACAAAGGTGTTAGCTAGTAGGGTTGATAGTTGTTGAGCTAGGGGTAGTGCTGACATTGTGGCGGTAGTATTAGTTAAATGTATTATAGCTAGAAAGGAATGTCATCATAATCATCCATTGCTGAGGGTCTTGATGGGGCAGGGATGTTAGCTGTGAATGCAAATGGGCTAGGTTCTGGAGCAAAAGATTCAGGAGTTCTTTGCCTAGCTCTACTCATCCTTTCAGCCATCCTTTGCCTCATGCTTTCTTCTGCTTGTCTTGACCTCATGGTGAGGTAGTCAGGATAATTCATCCCTAACCTTGCTGCTTCTAGTTTCTGCCCCTGCTTGACTTCTTCATCAATAATACGCAATTCTCTTTCTCTAGGAGTTTCGCTTGATGAAAATCTTCTCCCGTTTACCCAAGACTCTAAATCATACCTCCCAGTTATATTTTCTATTTGCCTAGGATTGATATTCCCTAAAGCTTTGTTCACTCCACTGGTTTGAAGTAATCCGTCTAATGCTTGGACATACGGCAAGTCTTCAGGCAGTATAATTCTTCTGTCAATTGCTTGCCCACCATTTGGCACATCTTTAAACCCAATTCTTCTATATAGTTTTGCTCTTGATTCTGAGGTTGGACTATTTGTATATATATTTGGGTACTGAGAAGTGTAGTTATTAAAATCTGACTGCAATTTCCTTAGGTCAGCCATTACTTGCGCATTAAGCCCTCCCCCACCTTTTAAGCTTCCTTGACTATCGGTAAACATCACAGAATTGTTTTCTACTCTTCCTGTAAATGAAGGGCTTTCATGCCATACGCCAAACCTAGGTTCGGGATAATACTTGCCAAACCTCTCTATAGCTTCATCTATACCTATAGGCGGCAAACCTTTAACCATTAATGCAATACGACTAGACATACACTACGCTACGGGATAACAATAATAGGTTAAGTATACTATGTCAGAACAAGTAGTTGAGTATGATGCACTTGAGGCTAGCTATCGTAGAGACAACGCAGCACCTTTAGTAATGGACAAGCCTAAGTTTGGTATAGGTGACTTGCTCAAGGATAGTGATGGTGACTTAGTACAAGTCATTGGTATGGAGTGGGATATTCTTGATAAGTATAGAGAACCCTACTGGAAGTACGTGATATGGGATATAGCGCTAGGTTGTGTACTAGATATAGATGACCTGTTACTCAACTCCTATACCCTATCTAAAGACGCTACGCTATAGGGTAACAGTATACATAAGGATAACAATGACCGATAGACAAGATTATTTAAACAAACTGATTGACTACAAAACTTACTATGCCCGCATAGCTCATCACTATAACTATGAAGAACTAGAGAAGTTAGTCAGTGAGTGGCTAGGGACTAAGTTTAGTTCTGTCACAAAGGAACTGAAGCAATCACTTAAGAATGATGCTCTGCTCAATAACATCAGTGGTTGGGTTGACCTAGTACCTCTAATTAACTCTAAGCAAATGAGTACCGCTTTCCGAAAAGCTGGTGGTGTTATGGCTAGGGGTGAAGTTGTGTGCGTGTTGAAGGAAGTGGCTCGTTCCATTGCAGAGCCTAAGACGCTACGCTGATAGATAAAACTATGAGTAAGGCTATGGACAACATTAAATACCCTAGAGTATTTCTAGGGACTTCTATTGAAGGAAAACGCATATACTTAACACCGCCAAACTGGTCTTGTAGCTGGTATTGGAGTTGGGGATGGATTGGTAACCATCATTGCCATTACCACTTAGACTCTCTATTCAGAGATACTAATATGCATGATGGTATTAAAGCCCACTTTAAGACTTTTGCTATTACCAATGACAATGACTTATGGACATTCTGTGAGCTAGTAAGAACTTTCTACCATCTTAGAGACGCATCTGATGTGCTAACTAGAGGTAGTAGTAACTACACCACTAACCCATGTCGAGAGCTAATCAAAGATGCTGACTATGCTAACCACATTAATACTGTGTTAATGCCAGCTATCTTTGCTGAGACATATAAACTATTTGAGAAGAAGAATAATGCCAAAGATATTTAAAGGATGTGATGTACTAGATGCATCAAAGCTAACTAATGATGAGTTCCTACCACAAGTAGGACGCACATCTACTTACTATCCATTGCCTCATATTGGATTCTACATGAATGCTGCTACTGTCCTTACAGAGCTTGGCATTGGTATAGTATCTAACTCCTTTGGGCTTACTCCTAAGAGAGATAGAATGTTCATGTGGTTGGAGACTGATGCTAAGATCAACGATATGCCATTGTGTATCGGTGGACGCAACTCATACGATAAGTCTATGAGTGCTGGATTGTGTGTAGGAACTAAGATACTAGTCTGTTCTAATAAGGTGCTTGCGTCTTATGAGAATGGTGGTGTTGTGTCTAGGAAACATACCAGTGCTGAGAATATAGATGAGTTGAGTAGGGAGTTTTCTGAGTTAGTTAAAGTTCAACAACTACCTAATCGCAAAACTCTATTTGAAGGGCTGTCTGTAGCTAAAGAGACTGGGCTTAGTGACAGGGCTGCAAAGGAGTTATTAGTAGACCTTGTTCTATCTAACGTCATTGCTCCCACAGACATCCCCCTTATCTGGAAAGAGTTCTATGAGCCTAGCTACTCAGAGTTTAAGTCTACTAGCAGAACATGGCGTATGTTGATGGCTTGCACAGAAGTATTTAAACTCCACAAAGGAGTTGATTACCAAATCAAGGCTTATGATGGTGTGGCTAGGGCGCTAGGACTCTAACCCGCAACTATCTATCTCCTACGGGGATGGATAGTATATAGAGGATTGAGAATGGAATACGATGAGTACAAAAGATTGAAAGAAGACCTTGAAATGAAGTTAAGAGATTTAAGGACTTACTACATTAACACCAATGGACTGCCTATAGGAACTCCTGTCATTCCTCTTCAAAGAAATGATGGTTATTCTTGCCAATTTACGGGTCAGTTATGTCATGTATTTGACAGACAGATTGGCCGTGACGGGCGCATTGACCACACTATCATTAAAGCCAGAAAAGATGGCACTATGGCAAGAGGCGGAAGACAAGAAATTCTGTTTGACAAAAAAGACTTGCAAGTGGTTGAGGAAGCGAATGAACTTTAAAGAATATCAAGAACAAGCATTTCGCACTGATGGCGGTAATCTAACTGCACACTTTCTAGGGTTAGGTGGTGAAGCTGGCGAAGTGATGGAACTGTACAAAAAACACATAGCACATGGACATCCGCTAGAACCCCATAAACTATACAAGGAACTAGGTGATGTGCTTTGGTATATCAGTGCTATTGCTACTGGGCTTAACCTATCTCTAGAAGACATTGCCATTGCTAATATTGACAAGCTCAAAGCTAGATATCCCGACAAGTTTAGTGCTGAGAGGAGTATTAATAGGGTTGAGGATGATGACATACTAGGAGAGGACTAGTGACTTGGAAAGACAAGGCTTTAGAAGTAATCATTCCAGTTCTTGCTCAACACAGGCAATTTTGCAGGGATGGACTAATGAATCGCTCTGAACTTAGAAGAGAGTTAAACAAAGTCTATCCCTTTGGTCAGCGCGTCAATCACCCTTATAAAGTATGGTGTGCTGTAGTTAATGAAGCAATAGAAGACGTGTTTGGAGTTGAGCAGACTGAGATAGAGGAATTGCCATTATTAAATCAATCAAATTACTCAATTCTTTGAACTAATGGATTTGTAGAACCTAATACAGAGTTCTAAATAATGCTACGCAATTAGATAACACATTATTTTAATTGCACGCATGAACTTAAGAACACAAGTAGCTCAACTGATTAGGGAGTTGAGGATAGAAGCTGGAATGACTCAATCTGATTTAGCTCGTAAGCTAGGATGCGGTCATTCTAGAATTTCTTTAATAGAAGACGCAAAAAGAGGCATTGGCTTAGAAGATATTGAACAGATAGCGGAAGCATTAAACCTTGATATTCAAATTACTGTTACTTGGAAAAAGGAACCAGTAGTGAGGAAGATTGATGTTTAATATGCTTGACCACATTGACTTACTTACTCATAGGTTAGTCAAAGAGTCTCCAAGTGAGTATCGTTATCTATGCCCTGTATGTGATAACGATACTTTAACAGTTAAGAAGCATACTAGCCCTACCTTTACTGCAGGAGCTTACCAATGTTGGGCTGGCTGTCAATGCCATGAGATACGAGAGGCTATGGGTGTTAGAACTTACAACTCTAACACCGTATCTCTTAATAAGTGGAAAGCATCTAAACCTAAAGAATACCCACCTGTAATACCACCACAACATTTGAGCTTTATCCCAGTAGAGCCTAGAGCGCCTAGCTTTAGGTGGGATGGTCGCAAGAGAGTGATGAGATATAACTATAGCCCCACTCAATACACAGAGCGCATAGAGTCTATGCAAGTATCGGATGATGGTGAGTTAGTTAGAGATAAGACTTTTAGGCAGTACTCCAATGGGCGAATAGGCAAAGGTAATGAGCCTTGGGATATGTATTTATGGAACAAGATCCCTTTGGACGAGGGTAATCTAGTTGTAGTTCCAGAGGGTGAGAAGTCAGTACAAGCATGGTGGTTACATGGCATAGCAGCTACTTGCCCTCAAGGTTCATGTTGGACTTCCACAGACCTTAAGAGATATGCACAACAGTTCAAAGACAAAAGCCTCTATCCTTTACTTATTCCTGATACTGACCTTGCGGGTGAGCGTAAGAGAGATAAGTGGCTAGAGGCTTGTCGTGAAGTTGGTCTTTGGTCTATGGTACTTGACCTTAGAGAGTTGGTCTATTGGCAGGAAGGATGGGATAGCTATGAGTTGTTGATGCTACACACTACCTATACTTTGGGCTTTGTCAAAGACTTGTGTAACATCCAAACCCAAAGCCCCAGACAAGCTAACTACTAAAGGATAATCTTCTCTAATAATTGTTGCGTACTCCCAATCTATCTGGGCTGCCTTTGGGAGATTAGATAATGCTAACTCAACCGTATCTAGCAGCCCTAACTCTAGTAATGCAAGCCTAAGCCTACGAGCATCAATTTCTCTGATAGGCTTAGGCGTTTCATTGATTATGGTGTTGTCCACAATTACAGCGCCATTGCTAATTCTCCATTGATTGCGATATTGCCTATCTGGTAATTCGGAATCATCAATAATTAAATATTCTTTTCCATCAGGGACATCCTTTGCGGCGACTTCTTCAATAGAAAGTCCGCAGTCGGGAATAGGGATAAGAATTGATGCACCACCATCTTCATTTTCAAAAACAATTACTTGAGACATGGTTAACCAAAGATAGCGACGTTTACAAAATCCATATCAACATTTGTTAAAGCATCAAAAGCAAGGCAATTAAACCTTAAAGCAGTAGTAGTAGGATCGGCTGTTGAATACCCGAGAAGTGCCCCTTGAGCAGGATTTCCTGTACGCTTGGCAGGAGTAATGACAGCCGCGTAATTTACATTAGGCATTGCTGTAGTGAAATTTACTGTGTAATCACCTAAACCATTATCAGTAATGCTGCTTACATTGCCACTTCCTCGGATTGTAACAGTACCACCACCGTTGAAATTTACCCAAGCTCGACAAGCATAAGCAGGGGCAGATCCAGATTGCCCACCATCTAGTTGAACGGCTGATACACGATTCTCTAGAAGTGTTGCCATTATGTACCTTCCTCTATTCTCATAAAGCCATTAGCACTAGCCCATATAGCACTAACAACTCCAGTGTAATCATCAAAGTAGAGATAGCCTTGTGGTTGTAGTAGATACACAGATGAGGTAGTTGCAGTACCACTCTTAGCTATGTACGCAACCGATGTGCTGTCATTTCTAAAGGATGCCCATTTACGAGATGTATTCAAGGCTAGCAAAGTTACTGATGTCGCACTACTAGCTACTGATGTGGTAGGGGCAGACGTGGCTTGGGGAGCAGCACCACCAGGGACTACTTGCCCAGTGCTTGGGTTTACATTTGTTACTAGGAGATATCTTTGCCCATTAGAGCCTACAATATCGCTCATGATTCACCTATGGCTTTAGAACTAAGATATTGAATACTAAAGCACCTGGGGTAATACCAGCAGCAGTTGCATTACCAATACGAACAGTTACAGTGTTAGCAGCGCTTACAAAAGCAGTTAACTCTAAACCAGCTACTAAGGCAGTAGTAGGAGTTGCTAGTACAAAGTCTCCTAGAGAAGCGCCCGATACTGTAGCCGTTTGGTCATTGGTTACGTTGGTAGCAATTAAGGGAAAAGTTAGGGTTGTTTGAAGTGGGAGAAGAGAACCAAGGATTAAACCTCTTTGAGTCCCAGACAATTCATTGGTATTAGAGAGGGCGCGTTGTCCACCAGTAAAGCTCATAAGTTTAGGGCAATAGTTGTAATTCCAATATACTATCACGCTACGCTATGGGGTAGAAATATGTGAGGATGATATGGATATCGACTTAATCCTAAAGCTAGTTATCATTGGATATACAGCATTAGGTTTCCTAATTTGCTTAGGAATGTTTATTCTTATTCTAGTAGGTGAACTATGACCTTATTCGTTTGGATTGTTATGGCTGGTAGTTTCGTAGTTGCGGGCTGGTACGCTAGAGGTTTATGGGACTTCTATAATTGATGAGTCTAAGTTGGATGGTAAGGAGAAGTGGGATTAAACCCATTTAACTCTACCCTTGCCACCACGATTAGACACTTCCTTAACACCTGTCCAATTGACCTTTCTATTGGACTCAGGTTCTAGAGTTGGAGGTGCTTGTGGCACTGATACTACATCACCTCTGATTAGCCTTACAGACATCACGTGTTTGCATATACCCCTAGAGCCTAGTACACCAAATACCTTTTGTTGTTCACCTAAGAGTGTGGGGAGAAGGTCGGCTTGTTGTCCTAGGTAGTCAGGGCAAGTGCATCTATAGCCTAGCGCCCTACCAGTAGCTATAGACTGAGTTACTGTCTCTGGTGTGCCTATCGGTACAATCTCACCTACTGTGGTGACTAGCGCTATGGATTGCCCTTGGTCATTTAGGACAGTATATTGTCCATCTATACCTTTGCCTTGCGCTTCTAGTAGTTGTTCTGGTGTTAGTGGTTGATTATTCGGTATCGTATAAAAGTATCGCCCTAGTGACTTAACAGTACGCCCTTCGACCTTAACAGCATAGGTAGTTGATTGTAGGGCTACCGTTGAGCTATCAATTACTCTAGCGGTTACTCGATAGTCAAAGGATTCGGCATTGGCAGTAAATTGTTGAGAGTCGGGTCTAATGAATCTAGCATCTAGAGTTAGCCCACTATCAGGGTCAGGCTTCTCAAACTTAACAGAGTCACTAGTATACTCAAGCGCTTTCATGTAACGCTTGTACTGGTTAGATATGGTCTGTTGTTGGTCTGGGCTAAGGACAACCTTAGAGCCAAGGGAATAGTCGTTAGTACGATAGGTCATTGCAAATACCTTACAAGTAGAACACTGAATCGAAGACTAGGACTCTTTGTACGCATGGCTTTAAGTCTTACAAGCTACGGACAGGAAGAAGAAACAGATATACTAACAGCGCCTTGACCAATCATAGAACAACTTACTCCATCAAAGCAAGTTACCCCCTGATCTACTCTATTGCCAAGCGAATCGACTACGATCACCGTATATCGTCCTCCGCAAATTCCATCTAAATATGTATAGACTGGGGTAAATGGAGCAACAGCTGAAGGGCTTAAAGTAAAAGTGTAAGTTTCTGGGGAACAATTAGCACATCCACAAATGGGATTCCAAAAGTTTGCAGAAAGAGTAATAGTGCGGACAAGCGCCGCTTCACATTGTGCTTGCGAACTGTATGAGCCGAAAGCATCAATTACGCAGACACCTCCACTGCATGAATACCTGTTAAGAGAAGAACACCCTAGATTGTTAGGTGGGAATGTAGCAGGAGTGCAACAAAGGACAAACGAGCCAGCAGTCTCAAAATCGACCACCCCTCTAGCTATGGTTCCCGCAGGACATAGGTTGGTTCCCCCATTGAGGTTCATATCTACCTGTGCTGATTGAGCGCTAGTCACGGTGTGCCAAGTACAGTTTTGGATAGGGGTACATCCACCAGCAGTAGGAGGTGGGACACTGTCACTAGGACTTGGGCTAGGCGCTGTAGGTGAGGATGGACTACTAGGGTTAGGCGATCCCGGGTTAGGGTCTGGACTAGGAGAACTTGTGCCCGTGGGCGGTGTTGGTAATGGGGTAGGAGGAGGCGGAGTTACAGTGAAATCTGCTACTCCTTTCTTCCAAGTGGCAGAAGCAAAAGAGATGGGTAACACAAATTGTGTATCGACAGGAGTATTTGGATTTTCTTCAATCAAATCATTACCACTACTAACAGTGGGCGATCCTCCTATAGATGCTGATACGCCACTACCGACTAGAGTGTTGGCTTGTAAATCCCACATCTCAAAGCTGCAAGTATAGGGTTGTGGTATTGCTAGTCCTAGATAAAGGTTCTGTGCTGGTGGGACATATACTCCTGCTTTGACAGGGAAGCTTCTAGGTATATCAGCCCTAGTAAGTGCGGGTATAGATATCTCAGCTAGGAGTGTGTAGGTATTGCGAACATTGGCTCTACCAGTGCCATCTTCTCTATATCCCTTCTGCCCGCCCGCAAAGATGCGTAGTGTATTAGCGATGAAGGATTGTGGTTCGGTTTGCTCAATGAATTCGTCAAGGGCATGAAGTGTTATTGTATCTATCCACTTACCAGCAAAATCTTGCTGCTCTGTGAGTTGAGGTATTGAATTAGCTATGTTTGATAGATTAGCGCTACTAAGAGATGGGGCTATAGCAGCATCTTGGTTGGCAGGAGTGAAAGCATATCCACCGCTAGAATCTCCATACCCCGTTAGCCTTAGATTACCATTACCAAACCTATCGCACTGAGTACCACGCAAGTCATAGCCAAGGAAAGAGCGCCCCTGTGGTTGAAAGGGTGTGACAAATTCTTTATAGTACTGGGATTCTTGAGGGGAGATTGTACTCATGGACGCTACGCTATGGGGGAAAGATTAAGAGGGTCGGATTATGACTGATAGAGAGAAAGCTTTATTTATCCTAGGGTACTCTCAAGGCAATCAAGAAACAGTAATGAAGTTAATGTTGTTACTAGGTATCAGTATTGACTTGCTTGAATCTTGGCATGATGAAATAGCTGAATTAAAGAAAATAATCTTTACTAGGATAGAGAATAAGTAGCAGTACTGAAACTAATAGGCATCGTAAAGCCAAGTTGTGCTTGAGGTATTACTACAGGTTCAGTCTGGGTTACTAAAGTAGTAGAGCCATTGGTAGTACCTAGAATGTCTGTACCGCTATCTCCAATTATGATTCCGCTAGATTCTTGGATTGAGCGTAAACCTGATGTCGGGTCAGTGCCAGTGTGTCTAAAGTTACGTGCATCTATAATACCAGAACTCTGTGCCCACAAAGTAGCAGTTAACCAGTTCAAAGCACCTGTAGCTGTTACTTGCCTATTCTGAAGTACTATCTTCCCAGAGCTTCTAGCAAAGGCTAAGGTAGGTAGTACACCAGTTGTATAGGTAAGGGCAAAGTCATTCATTACCCTAATCACACCATCTAGCTCTGATACTAGGAGTGCTGGCGATGTAGCTTGAGTAATGTTGTAGGTGATACCTTCGGCTAGTTCTATGTATCCATTGACAGCAGATACAGCAAAGGTGTTTTCAGGGGCAAACGTTAAGTTCTTGAGGATATATCTAGTGCGTCTTTGATTGACTTGGATGTTACCCTTGATAATAGTGCCTGCCCCATTCCCAGTAATTGTAATGCTACCACCACCAGTTACTTCAGTTAACGTAGCACCGTTATAGTATCCATCAGCTAGTTTAATAGTGTGGTCATAGCCTCCAGTATCATACTTAGTACTAAAGGCTAGTATTGCTGCTTGTATAGTTTGAAAAGCTGTTTGTGGTGCTAGTCCATTATTAGTATCCGAACCCCACCAGTTGACGTAGAGCGTTAGGGATGAGGTAAGAAGTTGCCTGCAAGGGATGATGGACATAAGACGCTACGCTAGGGGATAGTTTAAATATACTGTGAACATGGAAGTATCGCTAGAATTTCTTTACCACTACAACTGCGACAGTTGCAGCAAATGGTGGACGTGTGCTGATATTAAGCCACAAGAGGGGAGCCTTGTGTTTTGCCCTCATTGCGGTTATGTCAACGAAGTTGAATCAATTACAGAATATACAGTGAACTAAATGCTACAAGTTAAAGACCCGCATGACATGAAAATTAAAACAGTTGACGAAGCATTCAAAGATGGAATTTTACATCAAGTGCCAGTCCCATCTGGCGAAGAAGCAAAGGAGAGCTATATTAAGGTCATGAAATTTAATCGTGCTTTGTTTCTCATGGCATACCGTCTTGGAGTTGCAACAGTGCTGCTAAATCAATCAACAGAAACACTTGAAAGCCTATTGGCTGACCAGTGGATTAAAGACAATCTAATTACAGAGGACTCCAATGCTACAAGTTAAAGACCCACAAGAAGTGTTTGATGAAAATATCAAACCTCTATTGCTAGAAGAAGGCGCTGCACAAGATATTGAGCTAACAGATGAGATGCTTAACACTCCCTACTCCATCTTTGTCCTAGGCGAGATGTATGGAAGTATCAGCACTTGCCTAGCCCAGAACATTCCTATCCCTAAGGAAATGTGGGATATGCCTGTAGTTCAGAGCTTTGTTAGAGGTGATGTTGATGATGTGGTTGTGGTAGATGGGGTTGAGGCGTTAACCAATGATGATGTTATAGCCAAGATGCAATCCTCTGAACAATCTATCATCATCCTTTAATTACTGCCCTAGGAATATAGCCCCAGCCGTATTCCACACAAAGGTAAATGTAGCAGGACTTGGGCTAGGCGATGTAGGAGGTGTGTAGGCTGGTACTAGTTCAACAAAGCCTAGTGCAATGTCAGTGCTAGCCGAAGTCCCTACAGTCCCCTTGAAGATAACACCACCAACAATGGGGGCAGCAGTAGCAGCCCATAGTGCTGTCCATACGGTGTTATCAAATCTCAGGGATGAGGCATTAGAAAGATAGGTGTTGGGATTAGTACCACTAGATTTAACTAGGTCTTTCCGCACATAGGAACCGCCACTAACCTCGTTAGTCAAATCAGCCCTTGTTGATACTGATGTTGAGGGCAGTGCGGTTACTAGTGCGATGTAGAAAGAGTCTGAGAGTAAGTTGACATTGACTCTAGCAATGTCGTTAGGAAATCGATTAAAGCGGTAGGAAGCCATGATAGTAGATAAGTTAAAAGGTAAGGTTGTTAAATCTGCAAAGTTTACCAATGAACATAGCGGGTATTACCCTGATATGGCTGGTGAAGTATCAATACTATTTGAGGATGGCAGTGAGTTAATCATTGAACCATTTGATTGCAACTATGTAGATACAACCCTAATAGAACCCACCCTGAACAGTGATGTTATACCCATTGGGACTAACACTTTGGGAGAGGGCAGCGTATAAGGATTCGTTAGGGCCAAGTAGTAATGCTTTGGTTCCTAACACTCCTTGTATTGAGTCAGGTAAAGGGACGTTGATGGTTACTAGGGCAGTAGCGTCATTAACTGATGCACTATCAATAGATACTAACTGTACTTCTGGTAGAGCTAGGGTTAATCGTGTACTGTTAGCCCCTTTCTTAAATAGTCTAAGTACAGTGGTAGGTACAGTGCCACTAGTAGCTACAGGTATTGCTTGAATAGATTCTATGATGAGTCCATTCTCACCAGCTTGGACTAAGAGCAATGCAGAGCTAGTTGTGTCACCACCATTACGAGGGATGACTTGATTACTCAAAGATACTACTGCTTTAAAGGGTATCTTCTTAAAGATTGGCTCAGTGTTGGGGGATGCCATGAGGGATGGACGCTACGCTAGGGGATAATATCTATAGTACCTTACTTAAATGACTGACAAAGAAATTACGCTAGCTTTATTTGGCTTGCTTGGTGATGACACAAAAACTGTGTTAGAGGCATTAGTCTTTTTAAGGCGAGAAATTCCCTTAGAGACTATTACTGAATGCCGCAAAGAAATGATGCAAATGATTAATAATCTAAGCGCACTTCTTGAGCCTAAGATGAAAGTTGCAATTAAAGATTTACTTGATAAGTTAGGGCTTTAACATGGACGCACGACTACTACTCATAGTCCTAATATGGATTGCAAAAGCTTTATTTTGGGAGAAACACAAAGATGACTAGAGCACAAGTACTTTATGATGCAATTCATAAGCAACAAGCTAAACAAGATGAATTGATTATCGCTAATGTTGAAGACAATCAATTATCTCTCCATCACGACTTGCACACATTCCTATCTAAGCTAGACCCAGATCTTTGCTACTACAGTGGCATTAGATATAAGTCAGAGCTAGATGATTGTGGTGTTAGTGTTGATGGTCATACCAAAGGTAATGGTTGGAAGCTAAGGATATCTTGGGATAATGACACTACTGTTCTATGGAGTCCTAACCTTAAGGCTTTACTGAATGGCGCATTGGACTTTCTTAAGGAGAGGGTGACACCGTGAAATGGCATTTATCAATTGATGATTGGCAAACATCCGAAGACTGGTTAAATGCAAGTGACTGTGACCTTGTTATTCTTGATATCAGAACTCTTGGCTATAACACCAATATTGTTTTATCATTTCAACCTATCTGTAATTGGCTATGGCAATGGGATGTAGATGTATTTAACCCTAGACCTTTTGGCGAAATAATACGGGTCAACCACAAGTTCCCGTCTTTTGATTTTGGGATAGTAGTTAAGAAGGTGAAAGTATGAGATGGCATTTATCCATTACTGATTGGCGAAAAGATGAGGAAGAAATGTTGTTTACTATTGCCGATTTTGACCTTGTTATTCTTGTTCTTTGGGCTTGGGGCTATAGAGTTATCTTCCAATGGTCATTTCAACCTATATATAATTGGCTATGGCAATGGGAGGTACAAGTATTTGGCTCTAGACCTGTTAATGAGTTAATTAGGATTTATCATAAACTGCCATCGTTAAACTTTCTTGTCATTGTTCACGGAGAAGACTGATGGAACTTAGAACATCCATTATTGGTTTCGATCCAACTAACCCTTATTCAGGGTCAGATGATGCTGACTGTATTGAGCTTTATCTAGGGTTAAGTCAATGGCTGCATATAACAATTCAGATGTATTTCTTCCCCTTATCTTTATGGAATATGACCAACAATGAGTTCAAGTCTTATAAAACGCAACTTAGTTTTGGATTATCAGTTAATCTACCTACTTTCTGGTTTAGGTTTAACTGTCTGATGTTTCCAAAACATCCAAGGAGGAACATTAACTTTGAAGATTGAACTAACAAAAGACTGGGATTCCAGAGGAATAAAGCTAGTTACCAAAACCTTTGCTATTGAACTTATGTTTCATCAGCTTAGTAGTTGGGCTTGGGAATGGAGAATAGAACCAGAGCAGCCTTTAGACAATATCCCTTTATATATTTGCTTGCCAACTATGAGCATATATTTATGGGCTAATGTCAAGCTAAATAAGAGTGCATAAAGATACGCGATCCTATGTTTGGCACTGCCATACCCGGGACTGCGTTGATATAGGCGCTACCACTCCTAGAGAATCTATAGGCGTAGTCTTTGTTCCTAAAGTTTGTGACAAATAGAGTGTTAGCTAACTCATCACAGTACTGACGATAAATCTCACCCCATTGCTTCATTGTGGTAATGGGGGATTTGTCAGTGCGGGTACGGTTGATATCACCAGCAAAGAGTTGTATCTGAGTAAAGCTATCAGGGTTAGTAGGATCTTTAGCTAGGAATATTGCATCTAAAGTATCTAAGTAACTACGGATATAGGTAAGTACTACCTCATCCCTGATAGTAGACATAGCCATTTCTAGCTGCTCGCACTCCCCCGCTTGGATACCAGCATAGTCTGCATAACCTAGATGAAATCTGGTTCTTGATTTATCACGTTCTGACAATTCCATTAATTACTACCATGAAAGAATATTTAATACAGTCTAAGTATATAAGAACTGAATCCTATAAGGGTGAGGATAGATGGTACACAGTCATGACTACTAGCGCACAAGACGATGATAGCTTTACTGGTGCTTACAGTAGATTACTAGCAGAGTTCTTGTCTACTAGAGACGAGTTTGTTCATGCTGAGTTTAGAGGCATTAGAAGAGAAACTATCACTACTGATACAGTCCTTGTCTAGTATTGCCTACGGCAGAAGCGTACCCTAGATTTATCACGTTCAGAAAGTTCCATGAGGTTATTATGTCCTATCGTTTAGATGAATCAATATTTTATAGAAACCTACATGGAATATTTGACCATAGACGTGTAGGTAGAGTTAAAAGAGTTGTCTGGGTAGAGCCTGTTATTGATGGTGTTTGCACAGAACGTTATAAGCAAATTGATTTAGCGGCTACTCTGAAACTACATTCCCAAACACAAGAGAATTATCAGCTTTGATAGCATCAATAGTAGCTTGGTTGAAGTTGACTTTAGCTAAGGTTAGTACTTCAACTAAGTGTTCAATACTTGTATACCCACCACTAGGGCGGTTGTTTACAATACCCTTAGCAATAGCACGCCCTATTCCTCTAACTAACTCAGCTAAGTCAGTTGCAGTTAAGGACTCATCATTAATGTTGACCTGTACTTGTGCAGGGCTACCAGCAATAGTGGGTGTAGGTGTGACTATGACGGGTGTGGTTGAGGTAAAGGTTTGGATGATATCACCTAAGCCTGATTCAAACCTATTACCACTAGAGTCTTGTAGATACACGTAGGTGCTGAACTCATTGAGTAAGGTACATAGTCCTCTAGTGCGATGTTGTACGGTTGGTGGATTCATTGTCATTAATAGTAATTTGCTTATCTAATCTTACTCTTAATACAACTCTTCAACACCACCAAACACCACCAATTGCAGAGACTTGAAATGCTCTAAAGTTTTGTGGTCTAGGTGTACGCCATTAGTAGTGAGGATAGTAGTTAGATGTGGGTAGTCTAGATAGCCTTGATTGGGGCGATTCATGACTATCACTCTAGCTACATCCTCATCTACTCCTAGAGCTTTAACTACATCCTCAGTAATGATGGATAGGTCATTGATATCTATAGGATATCTTTGTACGTCAGCTTTAAAGCATGACTCTAGGAAAGATAGATTAGGCGATACTTCAGTAGCATTAACATCTATAGGTCTTGTGAACTCATGAGCTTGTGCTTGGAACTTCTTGCCATTAGCATCTACCAGTACGAAATAGTCATAGAACTCTGACCAAATACTACATAGTCCTTTTGTTTTGTGGATAACTTTTTCCATATCGGGATCGGGTCAATAATAGTGATGTTCTAATGATACCCTACGCTACGCTATGGGGGAGATTTAGGGTTAAGAGATGAGTGAGACTAAAGTTTTTTTATACGTTGTTGAAGTTTGCTTTAAGGATGATAGATGGCTGCTAAGTGATTACAGTTTAAACACTCCAAGAATAGATAATATTCACGATGCTAGGCTGCTTCTTCAAAAGGCAAGGCGTGAGAATGAAAGTGCTGTTTGTCTTAATAGTCGGGCTGTTGCAAAATATCGAATTATGAAAGCTACAACTACATTTGAGGTACTAGACTTTTAAAGTCTATACAGAGAAGCCCCATCCATAATAGATAGGGCTTTCTGAAATCTTCTTGACCTAAGAGGCGATCTAGATAATTTGACCACGGATGTAGGACAGTGCATCCACAGTAGGAGCTAACCAGTACTTGATTTGGATAGGGATGTCTACCCATTGTGGGAAGCCAAAACCTACAGGGATGTTAGCTACAGAGATACCACTACCAACTGATGTACCAGCAGTAACCGTAGAGTATAAGTTAACAGTACGGTCAGCATCAGTACCAGTGTAAGCACCTAAGCCAGTTACCGCCACTGCTTCATTAGCAAATGGGTTAATCACTTTACCTAGTACGCTGAAGTGGTCAGCAGCTAGGAAGTTGCCATTAGCTTGAACTTGTGCTGATAGACCGCCAAGTGAGTTAGCAACAGTACTAGCAACACCTTGTGCAGCCGTAGCCACCTTGAGTGTGTTAGTAGAAGTACCAGTCAGCACGTTGAATACAAAGGATTGTTGATTAGGGCTAAATGCACTACCAGGGAGCATCCAAGACACTTCAGTAACGTAAGCGTTAAGAGGGATGATTAAGTTAGGGGAGATTGTGAGGAGTTCAGAACCCGCTACTTGGTCAGTGCCTAGAGGGTTCGCGGGGATACGAGCAGTAATGACGGTCTGAGGTGTGGTGGTTACTCGGAATACTCCATCAATAGCGCCTATTACGCCACTGATAGGAGAGTTAACGAGGTTACCAGCATTCTCAGAACCAATATAGTTTCCAAATGTTGCAGACATAGTTCTTTAGGGTTAGGGAGGTGATGGGAAGGATGAGCTATAGTTTGCCCACAAGTTTGTTTTGAAGGAGATAACCTTCTAGTTGCCACAACTGGTTTTCAGCTTGTTCTCGCGCTACTTGTCTGCCAATCTCAATATTAAAGTTAGCAGGGTCAACACAAGCGCCTCTACCAAGCAGGGTAAAGCCTGAAGATAGTTTATAGGACACCACGACTTCTTTATCCCAAAACACTGCTTCTTGGGTTTCAGCAGTGTCAAGCAATTCCTTGATTTGGGTAAGAGTTACTCGGTTAGAGTTGTGACTAGAATAGTCAATATTGCAGTCTGGCATAAGTGTTTAAGCAAAAATTATAGTCAAGAGTTTTAAGGTTCTCGCAAAACTAGAGAACCTTAATTAAGTGAGTTTAGAAGGGTTGGAAGGTACGCATAACAGTGATGTTATTAGAGTTGAGTAGTGAGTAACCACCGTACTCCTGCCAGATAGCCATTAGGAAGCGGTCATAGTCAGTGTTGTTGTTAAGCTTGACTCTTGGCCCTTCACCCCAGATAGCTTCACCAATGGCATTAGTACCAATGATGATTGCACATTCTGCTTGACGTACTACAGAAGTACCATCAGCATAACCTTGTGAGGCTAGACCAGAGGTAGTTAGGGTAACTGGGATAGTAGGTAGGTTAGTTGTTTCAAACCAACGTACACCACCCATGATGAACCCTAGTGGCATAACCATAGAGTGCATGAATCCAGTTTGACCATAGAAGCCACCACTCTTGACAAGGTCATTAGGTGACATTGTCCAGTCTTGTAGAGGCATCATCTGAGGTAGGGTTGCAGATTGTGCGCTCATGGGAAGCATGGATACTGGAACACCTGGGTACTGTGTTACCTGTAAGAAGCGTGAGTCTTGTTGTAGTTGCAACATGAACCCGGGGCTAGCCAATCCATGATACACATCACCGAAGTTAGATTGGAAAGGAGGGACTAAACGAGAGCGCATATCAGCGACTACCTTAAGTACATCTCTAGTGAAGTCTAGTCGAGGTGCACCTGTAGCTGTGTTATAAGTACCACCATTAACTATACCTGCGGGGTTATAGTATCCACCCACTAGGTTGTTAGCAACTTGTCCAGTGGTTGCTGTTGCGGGGTTAGCAGATAGAGCTAGACCGATGTAGACGCTATCCTTCCAACGGCGATAGTCTTCAAATAGGGTTTCACTACCGATGGATTGATGGAACTGGTCAGCGCGGCTCATGTCATACAGGTTACGCTGCATGGTCATGAGGTCGAACATATTAATCTTTAACACCCCGGGTTCATTGGGGTTGGTGCTATTACCAGTGGATGGGCCAGTAAACTCTTGAAGAGTAATGGTGACTGCTTCTTCTGGCAAGCCACGACCACCACCAGTACCGATGACTTGTGATTTATCGCGTGCACGGGCAGAGAGTGTGTATGACCCTGGATCGTTCCAGAAGCCAAAGCGCTTCATACGTGCAGTAGAACCCGGTTGAGCAGCCCAGTCATGTACGATTTGGGGTTGTACAACATACCGAG